CGAGGAGGCGAAGAGGGGCGTCGACGCGAAGAAGGGGGAGTAAGGGGACCCGCCCGAGAGGGAGGAGAAGGCCGAGGGGGAGGAGAAGCCCGAGGGGGAGGAGAAGCCCGAGGGGGAGGAGAAGCCCGAGGGGGAGGAGAAGCCCGAGGGGGGCAAGAAGGGTCTCCTTCGCCGCTCCAGGAAAGGCTCCCCGCTGGAGTAGCTCGCCGTGTCGCAGTTCTACGAAGTGATAGGCGCCCGTGGTGACCCCCCCGTGAAGCTCCAGGACGCGAAGGACTACCTGAAGCTCGAGCACACCAACGCGGACGACGGGCTCCTCAACGGGATCCTTCAGGTCGCGCTCGAGCTCGCCGAGGGGTACACGTCTCAGGGTCTCAGGGAGGCCACGTGGAAGCTCCTGGTGGACGGGTTCGAGGACGAGATTCTTTTGAAGAGGAACCCGGTCGGGGCGATCACGAGCGTCAGACACTTGGTCGACGGTGGCTGGGTGGTCGTCGACTCCGGCACCTATTATCTCAAGAAGGGGGTCCAGTCTTCCCGGGTCGCCTTGAAAAGCGGGGAGTCTTGGCCCCCGAACACGGATGACCGGGGGCAGTCGGTGGAGGTAGTCTTCACGACGGGCATCATCGAGAAGATTAAGAAGGTGAGACTCGGGATTTTGATGCACGTGGCGCACCTCTACGAGAACAGGGGGGACAACGATGCCGCGAGCTCCGCCAAGAAGTCCGGCGCCACGCTCCTGTACGACCAGGTCAGGATCGCGAGGGTGTAGGCGTGCTCTTGGAGCAGTTCATCGAGACGGCGAACGGGATGCCGGATCCCAGGTTGGTGCCACCCGAGGACGCGGCGGACCTGCTCGTCAACCTGATTGAGCTGGCCCGGACGGTGGAGTCGGAGCCGGACCACCAGGACAGGCGATGGACCTGCGCGAAGTGCCACCAGATTATCGACGAGGAACCGACGTTCGCCGGGGAACGGGCCTACCACGACGTCCACGCCCCCAAGAACATGGCCGTTGGCCCCCCGCTGGGGAGGCTGGAGGTGGCGGCGCCTCCTGGGGAGTAGGAGGGAGGAGATGCCCGGGAGCCCCTACCCCCTTCCCTTCATGATCGAGTCCGCGGGGGCTCGCTACGCGATAGTGGAGCGCCGCAACCTCCCGATCCAGAACTCCGCGCTGTGGGGGCTCGTCTGCCAGGCGATGGCGTGGGTCGTCGAGGCGCTGCGGGTGGACGCGCGCAGGGACCTCCGCTGGCACGTCGACGAGCAGCAGCAGGTGGCGCGATTCCTCTGCGCCGCCGACGAGTACCAGGCGGTCAGGACGAGGGAGGCGACCGCCTGGCACGAGGAGAACCCCGAAAGGACGATGGAGGAGTTCGACGCCCAGTTCGACATCGACTCCGTCGACGACTCGGTGAGGGTCCCACACTTGCCGGAGATGCTCTTCCTCATCTTCGAGGAGGGGGCCGCCTGGGCGAGCGAGAACGTCCTCGAGTCGTCGGGGTTTCGCGGGTTCTTCTACGTTTGGAACACTAGGACGGTGGACTTGCCGGGCGCTCCGGGGGGTGTCTGGGTGGTGAGCCCTAACCCGATGCTGGCCGCCCCCACGGAGGACAACGAGTGGTGGCTCGCGATGTTCTCCGACCTCCTGTGGACGTTCCTCGGGTACGCGCTCCCCCTGAGCGATGGTCGGGACCTGTGGCTCGAGGCCTGGCAGTTCCCGACGAGGAGGCTCTGGCTGGCGTGGAACTCCGGCGAGGCCTCGAGCTACGTCCCCGACCTGAAGCAGAGGCTAATCACGCTCGGGTTGTCACTGCCGAGCCCGGTCTACGTCGTGGAGGAGCGCGTCCCCCTGGAGAAGCCGCCGGAGCTCGGCGGCGGGTGGATGGAGGCGACGAGGCGCCTCCTCCCCTGGTTCGGGGACCCGCTCTAGCGGGGGGCGCGACGTGGCGATCAGAGAAGTGAGATTCTCGACGGTCTTGGCCCGGGACGACGCCCACGTTTGGGGGGACGCCATACTCGCGCTGAATGTTCGGGAGATGTGGGATGCCCTCCATGTCGGTCCTGGGGCGAAGGTCGTTGGTCCCCAGGACGTTTACGTTCGCCAGTTAGTCTCGATCCCCGCCACCGCTAAGATCACAAGGGCGAAGATGGCGTGGGTCGTGTCGACGGTTAGCCCGTTCAAGGAGCAGTTCTTCCCCCTGCTGCGTGTCGGGATGCTAGAGCCGGACGGTTGGTGGAACCGCCCGACCGAGCAGAAGGGATACCAGGCGCAGGTACATTTCATATCACAGGTCCGCGACGTAGCGGCCTCCCCGATCTTCACCTCGTCGTTGAGCTACAACGGCGGGGACATCATGCTTCGCCACGGGGTAGGGATGGACCTCTACGCGGGCAGCAGCGCCGGGATGAAGTTTCGGGCGGCCGCGAACGGAACGCTGGGGAGCGTTCTCGTGAGGGTGAAGAGCGAAGGGGTGCCCCTGAGCCCGGACGTGAACCTCTACTGCAAATTCTGCAGCCCGATCGTCCCCGGGGACCCCCCGAAGACGCGACTTGGTGACCCCGCCCCCGGTGGTACCGGGAACCCCCTCCCCGGGACGCTGCTCGCCACCAGTGACCCGTTGTCGTACAACGGCATCACGGGGCTAATGCCCGGCCCGCAGCCCCCGGACGGCTGGACCGAATTCACGTTCAGCGGGGATCAGAACATCCCGATCGTGAGCGGGCAAGACTACGTCTACGCGATCGGGGGCGACCTGAGCGGGGGAGGGGTCGTCTACTGGGCTTTCGATGACGACCGCGGCGGGACGCCGATCCAGAGGCTCTACAACTTGCCGGTCCCCTACGTCTGGGCGGTGTGGAACGACCCCATCCATCACACGGGGACGTGCTTCGCGAACTACGCGAACGACGATCTCACACCGACTCAGCTCTTCTCCGGGACCGGCTTCACCCCCAGCTTCAAGCCGGCGGCCGGGAAGGATCTGCCAAACGGGTACGAGAACACGTGGGGGGACTCGGGGTACGAGTGCGACGCCACCATCGGGCTCGCGAGCCTGCTCCAGGCCCTCGTCGACGACCCGCGCTACGACGAGGCGGGAACCATTGTCGGGTGGTGGGTCGACACGGCGGACCCGAACGTGGGCGCCGAGATCACCTACAAGGCGCAGCACTGGAACCCCGGTTACGACGGGATGGCGTTGACGGTCGAATACGAGGTCCCGACCCCGGGGCGCGTCAGGGCGTTCGCCGCCGTCGTCTCCGCCGTGGACGCCCTCTCCGAGGCGCTCCCGATAGTGTCCGGTTTCGGGAGAATAGCGGCGCTCCCCGCCGCCTTCTCAGAAGGGGAACCCCTCGTCACCGGGTCTCCGATGATCGCGGTGGCGGTCTCGTCCGGTCGAGGCAGGATCCTCCACGCGGTGTCGGGTCGCGGGGCGTTGGAGGAAGTGGGCGCGGGGGAGAAGGGGCTCCCGATGGTCTCTGGGCGCGGGGTCCTAGGGAGGGTCGTGGGGGGCGTCCCGGCCTTGGCCCCGCTCGTGGGCGGGGGCGGGGAGATCCTCCCTGTGGTGGGCGCGGGCGCGCGCATCCTGAGAGAGATATGATGTGGGGGTGGAGGACCCATGCCGGCGAGGAAGAAGATCCCTTACAAGACCTCGGTCATGGTTCAGCACGTCGCCCCCACGAACGAGGGGGTCGATCCCCACGAACCCCTGAGCTTCACGGACGACGGCTCGACCTGCTCTTTCAGGGTCTACGACCACGCGAAGGAGGGGGCCATATCAGAGGACGAGGTGAGCGGTGAGGTGGTCCTGTTCGTCACGGGGGCGGCCTCCTTCGAGGTCGAGGACGCGGTCGAGGTGGAGCAGGACGACGGCTCAGTCCACTCCTCGTCGCTCGTCTCCGTTATCCCGGAGGCGGGGACGGTCGAGCTTTCGACGCCGCTCACGGCGGCGGCCTCCGCCGGGAGGAGGGTCCGGTGTCGGCTGGGGTCCCCCGTCACGATGTTCGAGTACGGGACCCCGAAGCTGGGGGAGGAAGACTGGGGTTTCGAGGGCCTCTTGGCGTCCAACCACCCCGGCCTCGAGATCGGGGTGGAGGTGGACATCGAGATCACCTTCATCGGGGACCCGGCGAACCCCGGGGACCTCGACCAGCTAGAGGTCATTTGCGGCGTCGTCAGGCCGCAAGTCGACTGCTCGGAGTATTGATGGCGAGGGTGATGAGCCGGGGCAGAAGGCGCGTTGGCGTGGGCGACATGGACAGGAGGATCACGCTTCAACGCCGAAGGATCACGGAGCCCGTCTTCGGGGAGTCCGGGTACGGGGAGGACTTCGAGCCCACGATCAACGTCTGGGCGGCCGTCTACACCACGACCGGGAAGGTCCTCTTCGACGGCGTCGGGCAGGACATCGCCATCACCCACGAGGTCCTGATTCGGTTCGTCCCGGACATCACCTCGGAGACTTGGATCGAGCTCGAGGACGGGGGCAGGCTGGACGTCGCGAAGCCCGAAAACTACGACGAGCGGGGGGAGTTTCTTCGCCTCCTCTGCACCCACCGGGGGTCGAGAGAGAGGGGGGCCTCGGCGGCGTGATAATAGGGGTCGAGGACACGCTGGAGAACAAGAGGACCTATGCCGAGATCGCGAACCTCGGGAAGATGGGCCGAAGGGCGATCAGGCAGGCGTGGTTCAGGCTCGGGATCGACCTGAGGCAGGCCGCGAGCCGGGAGATCCTGAGGAAGCCGAAGGGTGGTAGGACCTATTGGATCCGAATCAAGGGGGGAAGGAGGCGTCGCCACGTGGCGTCCGCCCCCAAGGAGAGCCACGCCAACCTCAGGGGGAGGCTCCGCCGGTCTCTCAGTTGGAAAGTCCACGGGGCGGACAGCATGGAATTCGGGTACGGCGTCTCCACGACGGCCGTGAACGCGATGCCCAGATACGGGAAGTACGTGGAGGAGGGGACCACTAGGATGGGGGAGAGGCCCAGCATCGGGAACGCGGTCGCCGCCGTGGGGGACCGGGCCGGGAGGCACTTCGTCCAGGCCTTCGAGGCGGAGAGGAGGCGCGGGCGGTGAGGGCCTCCGACGTCGTGGCACGGTTGGCGGTCCTCCTCCCCCAGCTCACGGGATCCCTCACGTCGAACATCCCGGTGAGGTCCCTCTCGAGGAGTGGGGCGAAGGTCACCGCCCTGTGCGACGAGCCCCACGAGCTCAGGCCGGGGGACCCGGTCAACATCGCCGGGTCGGTGGTCCCTATCCCCATCGGGGCCCTCTCGAGGAGCGGGGAGACCGGGACGCTCGTCACGACCACCTCCCACGACCTCACCGAGCCCATCGCCTCCATGGTGGAGGTGTCCGGGGCGGTCGAGGCGAACTTCAACGGGGTCTTCGACGTCGTCTCGATCCCCAATCGGAAGAAGATCATCTTCTCGATGGGGGACTCCGGGGCCACCATGGCTACCGGGTCCCCCGTTCTCCTCGGCGGGGAGTCGGCCCTCCGCGACTACAACACCCTCTACGCGGTCCTGGGGGTCCCGGGCCCCGCGGAGTTCACCTTCCTCCACCCAGAAACGTCCCTGCCCGACCCCGTGGGGGAGATAGTCGCGAGGGTGAAGCCGAGAATCGCCGCCGTGGTGGACGTCGACAGGGCCGCGGACTCCTACACGAGGCAAGGGACCGGGGACCTTTGGCTCTTCGTCTCGCTCGAGGACGCCGTCGCCTCCAAGGACAGGGGCACCCCGTCCGACGCCGTCGCCTACCACGGGCGGGGGTCGGAGTACAGGCAGCAGGTCATTCAATCCTTCTCCGCCTACCTATTCGTCCCGGTCTCCGAGTCCGTCTCCGGAGGGGAGGGTCGGGACGCGGCGGAGGAGTTCTTCCGCCCGCTCTGCCGGTCCCTCCTCTTCAGCAAATTCGATTCCAACCTCGCAGACGGCGGGCAGGGGACCGTTCAGTTTGTCTCCCACGGGACGTTCAGGTACGATAAGGCGGTCTACGTTCACGCCTTCGGCTTTCAGCAGGTGGTGGACTTGACCTTCGAGGACACCGTGGGGCACGACCTGGACGTGGCCTTCAGGGATATCAGCTTGACCCTTTTCCCCCAACTCGGGGGGGCCCTCTCGATCACGTCCACTATCGACCTCGACGACGAGCCGCTACCATGAGAGGGCCGAGATGAGCGACGACGCGACGATCCAGGTGAGGGTGAACGGGGTCATCCCGGGCCACGAGAGGGGGGCGATCGTTCGGGTGAGGGTCGACTCGGAGGGGACCCCGCTGGACCTTCAGTGGAGGCGCCGCTTCAGGGACGCGGAGGTCGACAACTGCTGCGAGGTCGTCCCGCCCGCGGGGGCGAAGGAGCGGCGACTCGAGAAAGCCGGGCCCCGAGGCGGGCGCGACCTCGAAGAGAGTGAGGAGTCATGAGCGGGACGCAGGTGCTACAGCCCTCGATTCAGATCACCCTGGCGAACGCGGACGCGGCCGTCCAGAACACTGCCCAGCGGGTGCTGCTGGTGGGCCAGAAGACCTCGGCGGGGAGCGCGACGAGCGGGGACCTCGTCGAGAACATCTCGAGCTCCGGCGCCCCCGAGAACGCCCTCTTCGGGGAAGACTCCCAGCTCGCCGCGATGGTTCGGGCCTTCAAGGCCATCAACAAGATCGTCCGCGTGGATGCGATCCCGGTCGACGACCACGCGAGCGGGGTCCCCCGGGAGGTCGAGTTCACGGTGGCGGGGTCGCCCACCGCCGCGGGGACCATCACGGTGGTCGCCGGGTCCGAGGTCAACCACTCCTACTCGATCCCCATCGCGGTCGGGGACACCGTGACGGATATCGCGGACGCCATCACGGCCGCCATCACCGCGAACGGGAAGTGCCCCTTTGACTGCGCCAACGTGGCGGGGGTCGTGACCCTCACGGCCGTCAACGACGGGACGGTCGCGAACGACCTCGGGGTCGAGGTGACCGTGGACTGCGCCGGGGTCACCGTGGCGAGCGTGACCGAGGCGACCGCCGGGTCCCAGGACCCCACGCTCACGTCGATCCTCGACGCCGCCACGGGGCGGTACCAGGGGGTCGTGTGGCCCTGGGCCGACACTACCATCCTGGAGGCGTTCCTCGCCTCCCGGTGGAGCGCGAACGACATCATCCTCGACGGGGTGGGGATCGTCACCATCCAGGACACCCACGCGAACCTCCTGACGGCCCTCGATCCCGGGCTCAACGACCAGGACATCGTGGTCTTCGCCGAGAAGCAGGAGAGCGAGACCCTCTACAAGGGGCCAGCACAGAACGAGGCGAGCTACGCGAAGTCGGCGATGTTCGCGGCCATCCGAGCCCTGAGGCTCACGGCCGGGGCCGCGATCGGGCACCTCCTCACGAGCTCCGCGACCCTCGACCAGTTCGGGGGACCCGCCCTGGCGTCGCTCCCCTACTTCAACACCCCGATGGACCTCCTCCCCGGGATCGACGCCGGCCGCGGGTGGACGAACGTCGAGATCGAGCAGCTCCTCTCGGCCGGGGGCGGGGTGATCGGGATGAACTACACCGGAACGGCCTCCCTGGTCGGGGAGGTCCCCACCACGTTCAAGACGGACGCGGCGTCGAACCCCGACCCCACGTGGAAGTTCCTAAACTACGTGGACACAGCCTCCCAGGTGCGGGAATACTTCCACAACAACCTCCGCGCCAGGTTCTCCCAGAGCCGCCTCACCCAGGGGTCCGTCTCTCGGGGCCGCGACATGGCGAACGCGGTCGTGATCCGGGCGTACGCGGAGAGGCTCTACCAGGACCTCACCGGGCCGGACTACGTCCTCGTCCAGGACGGGGAGGTCGCGGTCGCCTACTTCAAGGAGAACTTGACGATCAGCCTCGACCTCGCGAGCGGGACCATCACGGTCGTGGCCCGGGTCCCGATCGTGACGCAGCTCCGGGCGATCATCGCGACGATCAAGATATCCTTCTCGACCGAGGCGTAGCACTCAGCAGGAGCAGACACGATGCAGTACCAACTAACCGACGCTACCCTGGTAGCGAACAACGAGACGGTCGCGGTCGTCGCCGACTCGATCTCCTTCACCGAGGGCCTCGGGGAGAGGACCGTTCGGGGCGCCTCCGTCGGTGGCGGTCGGGTGGAGCAGGTCTCGGGGGACAACCTCGAGACCAAGATTTCCTCTCTCAAGTTCCAGCTCCCCTCCACCCCGGACAACGTGGCCCTCGCGCGCTCGTGGAAGGTCAACAACCCCCTCAACGTGTTTCATGTGGCGGGGTCCGCCGGGGGGAAGGACATGACGAGGACCTTCACCCAGGCGAGCGTCGTCAACGACTACGAGGTCGAGGTCGGGTCCGAGGGGAACATCTCCATCGAGGTAAAGTCGAACGCGGCGATCTAAGCCGCCGGAGTCCCACGAGATGAAGAGCGACGAGAAGAGCGAGATCGACTACCACCTGACCACCCCCGTGTCGTACTCGCACGGAGGGGAGAAGGCGGAGGCGCAGTTCATCAGGTTGACCGCCCCCACGTCCAGGCACTCGAGGGAGTGCGCCGCCCTGAAGCAGGCGTTCTTCAGGTCGTGCCCCCAGGACAGGGAGGCGAACCCCGACGCGGAGATCGGGGAGGTCGCGGGCCACGACGTCATCGTCACGATCGCCTCGTCCAGGGATGTGAGCCTCCCAGACGTGATCGACGTGGCGAGGAAGCTGTTCACCTCCGGGGTCGCCATGGTGGACGGGGAGGTCAAGCTCACCCAGCACCTCATCGACGCGATGAGCCAGGACGACCTGGAGGGGATGGTCGGGGACTACATGGTGGGTTTTACCCTAGCCTCGTCGCTGGAGAAGATGAGGGAAAGGTCCTCGCCGGGATCGCGAACCTGATGGTATTCTTCGGCGGGGGGGTCGACTACGAGGCTCTGCGGTCGATGCCGCTCCCGGAGCTAGGGAGGCTGAGCAGGGAGGCGAGGAGGATCGCGGCCAAGCTGGGAGTCTGAGGGTGCCGAACAAGGTCGCGTATAGCTTCGTCGCCAACGACAAGTTCACGGCCGTCGCCAAGCGAGTGGGGAGGGCGACTGACCGGGTCCGGGGCAAGTTCAGGCTCCTCGGTTCCGCCGCGAAGGCGACGTCCGCTAAGGCGGTCGCCGGCCTCGTCGCCATCAAGGGGGCCGCGATCTCCGCGATGAAGTCCGGGATCGCCCCCCTGATCGCCGCGGTCGCCTCCCTCGCCGGGGCGATGAAGTTCTACAAGATCGGGACCGAGTTCCAGGACGCGATGGCGGACTTGTCCGCCATAACGGGGGCCACCGGGGAGGACCTAGCCTTCATGCGCGCGCAGTCGATGGGGCTCGGGAGGGACGCGAAGATCGCCTCGGCGGAGGTGGCGACCGCCTTCAAGCTCGTCGCGTCGGCCAAGAACGAGCTCTTGAGGGACCCGGCGGCCCTCGCCAAGATCACGGAGCAAATGCTCCTCCTGAAGAACGCCACGGGGCTGGAGCTGGCGGAGGCGACCACCTTCGGGGTCGCCGCGCTGAACCAGTTCGAGGTCGGGGCCGACCAGGCCGCCCGCTTCGTGAACGTGCTCGCCGCCTCGGCGAAGATCGGCGCCGCCGAGGTGATGGACGTGGGGGAGGCCCTCATCAACGCCGGCCCGGTGGCGAAGATCGCGGCCATATCCTTCGAGGAGACCAACGCTGCTATCCAAGTCCTCGCGAAGAGCGGGCAGAAGGGGGCGCTCGCCGGGACGGGGCTGCGCGGGGTGCTCCTCAAGCTGAACAAGGCGATCCCCTTCGACCAGGTGGGCGGGTTCGCGAACGCGCTAGAAATGCTGAAGAAGAGGACCGAAGGGTTGGCGGCGGGCCAAAGGCTCATCGCCATGCAGAAAATCTTCGGGGAGGAGATGGTCAAGGCCGGGGTCCCGCTGGTCGAGAACGTGGCGCTCCTGCGAGAGTTCACCGCCCAAATGACCGGGACGAGCGAGGCGGGGATCCAGGCGGCCATTCGACTCGGGACCATGAGCTCCAAGGTGCGAGGCCTGGGGGTGTCGATCCAGAACTTCCTGATTCGGGCCTTCGACAAGCTCGCCCCGCAGATCGACGAGCACATCAAAAAGGCCGAGGCATTCTTCGACTCCCTCAAGCCAGAAGACGTGGACGCCTTCGCCGCCAAGCTGAGGACCGTGATGAGCGTCCTCGCCCCGATCGGGAAGATGCTGTGGAACCTCCTGAAAATCGCGAGCGTCGTGGCGGCCCCGGCGGCCTACCTCCTCGACTTCGTCGCCGCGAAGGCGGAGTCCTTGGCGAAGTTCATCGGCGGGGTCGCGTCCGGGGTCGAGAAGCTGGGGGGCTTCGTGGAATCCGCGAAAGAGAAGGGGTGGGGCCTCGGGGGCATCAAGGGAAAGGTCTCGAAGCTCTTCGGGGGAGGAGAGGAGATCGACGTGTCCGGGGTGGCCGAGGTCGCGCAGACCTCTAAGATGGAGTCCACCGTCACCCTCCGAGCCCCCAAGGGGATCGTCGAGTCCATCAAAACCAAGACCACCGGGGCCGCGGCAGGGTTCAGGATGGGAGTGAACATGGTGGAGGAGCTCCCGTGAACCCCGAGGATCTCCAACCCGCCTCGTGGCGAAGCGTCGAGTTCCTGGCCTCGGCGGCGACCCTCTCTGGCGGCCGTCGAGGAGCGGTGAAGAGGTTCCCCAACTCCGACAGGCAGCTAGTCGAGGACCTGGGGAAGGTCCCGAGAGAGTTCGTCCTGTCCGGGGTGGTGAGCGCGCGCCGAGACAGCCAGGGGGGCGTGATCCAGTCGTACGAGCAGGCCAGGGATTCCCTCTTGGAGGCGCTCGAGAAGAAAGGGACCGGGGTCCTCCTCCACCCGTTCTACGGTCGACTCGAGAGCCTCGTGGTCAGGACTTACTCGCTCTCGGAGAACACCACCCGCCTGGGGGACTCTCCGATCGAAATCACGTTCGCCGTCTCCGACACGACGGGGCTCCCGCGGGCTCAGAAGAGCGTCGTCGGGGAAGTCTCGGCGGCCAACGACCTCGTCGTGAAGGCCGCGAAGGCGAGCGTGGCTGAGAACTTCGGGGTGACGAGCAGCTTCACCGGCAACTTTCAGCACGCGATGAACAAGGTGTCCTCCGTCGTCTCCGCCGTGGACGCGGCCGTGAAGCCGGCGGCCGTCCTGGCGAGCGAGCTGGACCCCTTCAAGTACGAGCTCGGGGAACTGTCCGGGAGCGTCGCCTCCCTGGTGAAGGCCCCCGTCAGCCTGGCGGATAGCATCGCGGGCCTCTTCTCCACCGTGAGCGGCCTGTACGCCACCGCGACCGCGACGTTCGACGCGTTCGCGAGGCTGTTCGACTTCGGGGACGAGGACGAGGAGATTCTCCCAACCACCGCCGGCAGGGTGGAGAGGAGGGCCAACCGAGACGCCGTCAACTCCGCGGTCCAGGCCCTAGCCCTCGGGTACGCCTACAGGAGCGGGGCGTTCCGCTCGTTCGAGACGACGGACGAGATAGACGCCGTCTCCGGGACGCTCGAGGACCAGTACCAGAAGCTCGCCTCGTCCGGCATCCTGGACAGCTCCGTGGGGGAGAAGCTGTCCCTGGAGAGGATCTCCACGATCAGGTACTTCGAGGAGCAGAGAATCACCAGGCCACAGGTGATCGTCGTGAGGACGGAGCTCACGTCCGCTCGCCTGATGGCCTTTCGGTACTACGGGTCTTCCGAGCTGGGCGACACGATCGCCAAGCTGAACGGCCTCCTCGACTCCTCCACCATGAGCGGACTCGTGGAGATCCTATCGACATGAGGATCGAGGTCGACGGGGTGCAGTACGCGGATTTCGCGGCGGCTAGCGTGGTCTCTAGGCTCGACGCCCTGAGCAACACGTTCGCGTTCGAGGCGACGTCGGAGGAGGCGAGGCCGCTTCCCTTCCTCGGCGGGGAGGCCTGCTCCGTGTGGGTAGACGGGGAGAAGGTCCTCACCGGCTCCATCGAGCTCGTGAACGTGAGCGGGGACAAGGAGAGCCACAAGATCGACATTCAGGGGATGGACAAGACCGGGGACCTTCTATACTCCAGCATCGGGAGCATCTCGGACTTCAGACCCCCGATGACCCTCAAGAAGGCGATCGAGAGGATCATCTCTCACCTCGGGGCGAGCATCTTCGTCGTGGATCTGGTAAGCCCAGACTCCTTCAACTCCGCCGAGGACCTGGCGGCCCCGGAGCCGGGGCAGAACGCCTTCGAGTTCATCGAGATCCTCGCCAGGAAGAGGCAGGTCCTCCTGACCTCGGACGAGGAGGGGAACGTGGTCATCACCTCCTCTCACGGGGAGGTGGTGGGCGCCACTCTCCAGCACCGGGTCGACGACAACTCCAACAACGTCCTCTCGTACGCCGTCAGCTACGACTCCACGGGGAGGTTCAACGCCTATAAGTCGATGAGCCAGCTCAATCCCACCCCCCTCGTCCTAGCAGGGGGTACCGGGGTGGACGCGATAGTCGACCAGCAGAGCAAGATCGTCGTGGATCAGCAGATCAGGGCCGGGCGCCAGTTCATCCTCGTCGCGGAGTCCATGTACTCCTCGGCCGAGGGGGAGAAGAGAATCCTCTGGGAGAGGAACGTTCGGCGAGCTCGCGGGAGGGTGTACTCCGCGACGGTCCACGGGCACAGGAACCAGACCGGTAACCTGTGGAGGATCAACGAGGTGGTCCTGGTGGCGGACGAGTACGCCGGGGTAGAAGCGTCGATGCTGGTGAACTCCGTCACCTACGGAGTGGACGAGGACGAGGGGACCTACACCGCGCTCTCCCTGGTGGAGAAGAACGCCTACAGCATCGCGGCGGCCGAGCCCCAAGAAGTCGAGGAGAAGATGGGTGATGGGCTCTTCGGCTAACCTAGTCAGGAGGCTCCTCAGGTGGGCCAAGATCTCCCGAAGCTGGGACGACGACGCGAGTTGGCCCGTTCAACAGGTCACTTACATGGGGAAGACTGGGAACTCCGTGATGTGGTTCCCGTACGGGTACCACGCGAACGTCCCCGAGGGGCAACCGGCCCTCCTCATGAGCCTGCACGGGAAGGCGGAGGCGCGCGTGGCCATTCCCGGGTCCCCGTCCGAGAGGCCGAGGATCGCCCCCGACGAGGTCGCCGTCTTCCACCCCCCGACGGGGTCGATGGTTCACCTGCGATCCAACGGGGACATCGAGGTCACGTCCGACAACGACCAGAAGGTCTACCTCCTCCGGGACAAGGTCCTGGTGGAGACCCCCCACGACGTGGACGTGAGCGCCGGGGGGAGCGTGAACGTGAGCGCCGCCGCCAACGTCGAGATCAACGCCACCGCCATCTCGCTCGTCGCGACCGGGAACATCACCCTCCAAGCCGGGGGGTTGCTCACCCTGTCCTCCACGGGGGTCGCGTCGCTCGACGGCTCCATCGTCAACCTCGGCGGGGCCGGGGCCGGGGTGGCGAGGCTCGGGGACCTAGTCGACCCGCTCGTCCCCCACGATATCATCACCGCGTCTACCAAGGTGTTCTCGGGATAGGGGGAGGAGATGGCGAGGGGGATCGACGCGGTGCTTGAGAGGCTGAGCGGGGGCGCGTACGACGCCAGGATCGGGTTCGACGGGGACTTCCAGACCGCGGACTTCTTCGACACCGCCATAATCACGAGCCTCATGACCGACCGCCGAGCCAACGAGGCGGAGGTCCTCGAGTCCCATAAGAGGAGGGGGTGGATCGGGAACGAGTACACCCCGGGCTTCGAGCTCGGGTCGAAGCTGTGGATGTTCGAGCAGTCGCGGCTGACCAGGACCACCATGAACTCCATCGCCGAGGCGGCGAGGGACGCCCTCCAGTGGCTCGTCGACGACGGGTTCGCCGTGGCGATCAGGAGCGTCTCGGTCAAACTGGCTCCCCCCTCGTCCCCGGTTACCGGGATGATCTTGGAGATCGAGATCCAGAGGTCCCTGTCCGTGGTCGAGCGCCGGTACTACGACCTCTGGATCACCACCGGGACCGGGGTGGGGCAGGAGAAAGAAGGGGTCGGGGAGGGGGCCGAACCGGACAACAAGAGCGTCCACAACGACAACGGCTACAACTACATGAGAACCCCAGAGACAGCTTTGGGGCTCGGGAACAAGTGGTCGATCGCGGTGTGGGGAAAAATGGTGGGGGACGCGGCGAACACCAACAACAAGGTCGTGGTGGGATGCAGCTCCACAACTGGGGCCCTGAACCGAATCTGGATCGGGAAGTCGGGAGCGGCGTGGGACAGCCCCTCGATGGGTGTGACATTGACGGACAACGCCGGGGTCGGGACCAAGAGCTTCGGGGTGGACAACGTGTGGACCCTAGGGGACTGGAAGCACGTGGTGGTCACCTTCGACGGTACGCTCCCGAACGTCGACCAGCTCACCGTGTACGTCGACGGGAGCGGGGCGACCATCACCGGGGGCCCCGGCGTTTCCACGACCATGTCGAACTCTACCCGTTCCCTGCACCTCGGAAAGGGGCTGATAGCCTTCGGGGACTGGGTCGGGTGCTACGACTTTCGGTACTACGAAACCATGGCGTGGAACGCGAAGCTGGGCCAGGACGCGGTGGAGGCGCTCTATAACGGGGGGAACCCGAGGGGCCTCAACCCGAACGCGAACTTTGGGGGATACACCCACTCCTCTAACTTGCTGTACTACCTTCAGCACGGGCGCGACCCGACCAAGCTAGGGTACAACTGGGTGACCGGGGGCGGGGTCAACCTGACTGACTGGAGTGGGCTGGACGCGTCCGACATCGTGGACGACTACCCTGGACTGTAGGAGTTGAGATGGCACTCACCACCCCCGACGACGTGAACGAGGTCATCGACCGGGCGATCAACGACGTGTTCCTCGCGATGGAACCGTTCGGGGCGAGGCCCTCCCTGAAGAGCAGTTGGCTCAAGGCCCTGATCGTCGCCTTCTGCAACCGGGTCTACGACTTCTATTACGGGCTCGACAGGGCGGCACTAGAGGCGATGCCGGACACGGCGATCGTCAACCTCGAGAGATGGGCCGCGTTCTGGGGGATCACCCGCGTGGCCGGGAGTAGTTCCTCTGGGAACGCGATAGCGACAGGGTCTCTCGGGGGCACGATCCCGGCCGAGACCACCCTAACCGTGGGGGACGGGACGGAGTACCGCGTCGCGGCGACCGTGAGCGTCTCCGCGAAGAGCTTGTCCGTGGCCTCCATCACGAGGTCCGGCTCCACGGCCACCCTCACCACCTCGGCGAAGCACGAGCTCGGGAGCACCGTCAAGGTCACCGTGACCGGGGCGGACCAGCCCGAGTACAACGTCGTGAACGCGACCACGACCATCACGGGGAACAAGACGCTCACCTACGAGGTAGCCGGGACCCCGGCCACCCCGGCGACCGGGACCATCCTCCTCGGATTCGACTCGGCCACGATGATCGTCGAGGCCGTGGAGACGGGGAGCGACGGGGACCTGCCGTTCGACTCGGTCATGGCGTTCGACAGCCCCATCGTGGGGGTGAGCGACGTCGCCGTGGTCGACTACGACGGGGTGGGCGGGGGGTCCGATCGGGAAACCGGCTCGGCCCTTCGGGAGCGTTTCCTCTACCGGGTCCAGAACCCCGTGGCCCACTTCAACGTGCCGGAGATCACCGCCGCCGCGAAGACGGTGAGCGGAGTGACGCGGGTGTTCGTTCAGGAGATCACCCCCGCCGTGGGGAAAGTGACGGTGTACTTCATGAGGGACGGGGAGAGCCCCGCCATCCCAGGAGGAGCGGAGGTGGCGGCGGTGGACGCCGTGACCCAGGCCATTCGACCCGCCAACACGGACGAAGACGACGTGATCGTGGCGGCCCCGACCGCCGTCCCCGTGGACTTCACCTTCACGGACATCCAACCGGCCACCGACTCCATGAAGAGCGCGGTCGAGGCCAACCTCGAGCAGTTCTTCGCGGAGAGGACGACGCTCGGCGTCAACGTGGACTCCGACGCGTACCGCTCCGCCATCTTCAACACGGTCGACCCGACGAACGGGGACGAAATAACGACCTTCACTCTCTCGGCCCCGACCGGGGACATCTCCGTCGGCTCGGGGGAGATCGCCACGCTCGGGAACGTCGCCTTCTAGGAGAAGCATGAGCGCCCAAGAAGAGCAGACCAGGACCCTCGCGAACTACCTCCCCCAGGGGAGGGCGTTCGCCGCGAAGAACATTCCCGGCACCGTGACGCGGGAATTCTTGTGGGGGCTCGCGGCCGAGCTCGTCCGGGCTACCGCCCTCCTCCGAGAGCTTCGCGAGGAGACCCTCCCCGACTCGACGACCCTCTTCTTGGGCGAGTGGGAGAAGGCGGTCGGGATCCCGGACACGTGCCTCCTCGGAAAGGGAACGACGGAGGACAGGGGGAGGGACGTCCTCGTCAAGCTGGCCTCGCTCGGGATCCAAACGGCCCAGAACTTCATCGACCTCGCGGCCATGTTCGGGGTCGAGGTCACCGTCATCGCCGGGTCCGTCCACGGGTGCTTCCCCTTCAAGTTCCCGATCATCTTCTTCCCGAACGAGAAGGCGGCCCGCCACACCATCATCGTAGACTTCGTCGAACCGCTCACGGGAGGATTCCCCTACACCTTCCCCATCACCTTCGGCCTCGGAACCCTGGCGGTGGTAGAATGCCTCTTCAGGAAGCTCAAGCCCGCCAACGTGGACTTGCTGGTGAAGAACCTCCCGTAGGGGCTCACAGGAGAAAAGATGCAGGACCTCAACGATAAGATCACCGGGAGCCAGCTTACCGCGGCCGAGTGGGACGAGGTCCCCAGCGAGCTTCAGAACGTCATCGAGGCCCTCGGGATCGCGCTCTTGGCCGAGGACCTCAACCAGCTCGGGAAGGCGATCGCGGGATACGCGGCGGCGTCCGACTTCTACTCCGAGACCGGGGTCGTCGACGCCTACGTTTGCACCAAGATCGGCGCCAAGCAGGGGCCGCCCGCCTACGAACCGGGGCTTCGCGTCCGGTTCCGGCCCGGGAACGCGAACACCGGGGCCTCGACGATCAACGTGAACGGGGTGGGGATCAGGGACCTCGTGAGGGAGGACGGGTCCGCCCTCTCGGCCGGGGACCTCGTGACCGCGCGGGACGCGGTGGCGAGGTACGACCAGGCGACCGACGACTTCTTCTTGGCGGACCACGTGAGGACCGAGACCAGCGAGACGAGCGACCTCCTCGTGGCCCGACTCTCGAGGGTGAGCGACACGACCGTCAAGTTCTCCCCGGTGGTGGGGTCCGGCATCAAAATCGAGGTCGACGGGGCGATCCTCTCGCAGAGCGGCGACCTCTCGTTCGACATCACGTCGGTCTTGGAGTCGGGCCAGTCGGAGTCCGCGTCCACGCCGTTCTACCTGTACGTTCACGACAGCTCGGGGTCGCTCGCCCCCCACATCTCTAAGACGCCGCCCGTGTTTTCGGGGGGGAAGGTCGGATACCACCCTGGCACGGGGACGGGCTCCACCACGTGGAAGTGTGTCGGGTCGTTCTGGAACGACGCGTCTTCGCACGTCGCCGAGTTCTTCACGTCCGCCGGCTGGCACCTGTTCTCGGAGAACGGCTCGGACCAGCTACACACTCTCGGGACCTCCACCCCGACCGCGTGGACGGCTCAGAACCTCAACGTCCCCCAGGGAGCGACCGCGGTCAAGCTGGCCTCCCTGATTCGCTCCAGCGCGGCCCAGGCGGTCTACGGTTTGGGGAACGCGACGGCCACCCTCCCCTCGGATGCCGGGCCCAAATACTACGACGACGGCGGGATGGGGGACGTCTTCGTCGCGACCGGGCCGGGGGCGAACGCGAACGAGGGGACTTCCCTCGAGTTCACCCTCCCGATCGACGACGTGGCGGACCCGGAGGTCCGCTGGGGGATCGTCGGGACGGGGTCGGTCACGAAGCACATCCTGAAGATCAACGGGTACTTCGACCCCTACGCGCCGAGGTACTAGGAGACTCGCATGGAAGACCTCAACGACAAGCTCATGGGAGGAACCCTGACCTCGGACGAGTGGAACCAGGTCCCCAGCGAGCTTCAGAACGTCATCGGGGCCCTCGGGATCGCGCTCTTGGCCGGGGACCTCAACCAGCTCGGGAAGGCGATCGCGGGGATGTGCGGGGCCTCCACGTGGTACTCCGAGAGCGGCGCGGCCGACGCCTACGTGTGCAACGTCGTGGGCGCCAAGCACGGACCCGTCGCCCTGGACGCCGTCCACGACGGGCTGATCGTCCGGTTCCGGCCCGGGAACGCGAACACCGGGGCCTCGACGATCAACGTGAACTCTCTCGGGGTGGTGGACATCAAGCGGGAAGACGGGTCCGCCCTCTCGGCCGGGGACCTCGTGACCACGCGGGACGCTTTCCTCAGGTGGGACAACGCCTCGGGCGACTTCTTCCTGCTAGACTTCTCCCGATAGGAGGTGAAGATGGTAGACGGGGCAACCCTCGCGGAGGCGATCGCGGCGCTGCTGATCGCCCTGGGGAGCGGGGGAGGGGTGGTCCACGCCTATCACCGGAGGCGAAACGGGCGCGCGATCCTCTCAGAGAACGGCTCGAGGGCCCAGGAGGAGGTGCTGCGACAGCACCTACACGACCAGAGGCACGGGGAAACGCTGAGGATCTTGGAGAGCGTGACGACGACGACGGCCAACGCCGCGGAGGCCTCGAAGAAGGCGGCCGAGGCGGCCGAGAAGTCGGCTCGAGCGACCGGAGAGATCGTCGCTTTCATCAACGAGCGCCACCCGAAGGCCCCTCTCCATGGGTGAGGTCCGGGTTGATCTTCGGCGCCAAGGATACACGGAGTTCGGGACGCTCGGTCGTTGGACGGTCTTCGACCGGGACGGGGTGGCCGCCTTCACGTGCCTCTCGGCTGAGAACCCCGACCGAGGAAACCGACCCGACGTCTCCTGCATCCCGGAGGGAGAGTACAAACTCGTCCGATCGCATTTCCACCGCGGTGGGTACCCCTGCTTCGAGATCCTCGTGGCTGACGGATCGCCAATTCCCGGGCGCAAGGACGTCAAGGTCCACGTCGGGAACACCATGAGAGACGTGGAAGGATGCGTGGTCCTGGGGAAAGGCCCGACCGCTCACTCAGGATGCTGGGGGGTGGGGCCCTCCGGGAGAGACGACGGGGCCTTCACCCGTTTTATGAGGACCATGGACAGGCTTGGGGTCGACGAGTGCCCCCTGACGATCTATTTTCGAAAGGGCTAGAATAGTCCCTTTGCCGAACTGCGCGCTCGAAAGGAGACTCCTTGTGAGGCGAATCAATCTCTGGATCTGCTTTACCTTTTCGCTCCTCGTCTTCGCCATGATTCCGCTCGTGGTGCGGGCTCAAGAGGGGGCTCCCCCCATCGACGTTTCCAACTTCGTCTCGGCGGAGACCATGGTCACGATCGCCTTCTGGATCGGGGTCGCCCTGGCCCTGGTCGAGGTGGCGAAGCGGGTGTGCGCGAGGATCCCCGGGGAGAGGGACGACCAGATCACCAACTGGGTAAGCTACGTCCTGCGGTGGATCCTGGACCTGGTCGCCGGGAAGACCGGGAAGCCGTCGGACCCGAGCCTCATCAAGAGGGAGTAGGGTGTTGTGGTCTACGTCGCCGCGATCGTCGCCGCGATCGTCGCCGCCCTCCTCTTCCTCGCGATCAAGTACGCGAGGAAGTCCGCGAAGTCGGAGGTTCGAGCGGAGGTCGTCGAGCGGGCCCAGGAAGCTCAGGCTCGAGCCCAGGCTCGCCTGGCCGTTCGTCGGGCTGGCCTGCGCCTCGTCGCTCGCCTGCGCCGCAAGCGCGCCGGCCGTTAGGCCCAATCGGCCCCCGACCCCCGGCTACGAGGCCATCGACGAGATGGCCCTCCTCTGCCAACCGACGGGGGACGAGGGGCGCCCGTGTCGGCCCACGAGGGTCTCGGTCGAGGTCTGCGAGACGTCCCTGGAGGAGGGGTGCGACGTTCGGAAGGGGGTCCACGACTTCTTCTCGGAGGTGGACGCCTACGACGACTACGTAGTGGAGCTCCGCGGGGAGGAGATCCTAGAGGACCCCGAAGAGCTCGAGTAGGCCGACCGCCAGGGCTGGCTTCACCACGTGGCCGAGGACGTCCAGGAACCTATCGACGAGGTTAAGGTTCCGGCCCCCGGCGACGAGCCCGCACCCCTCGCACTTCCGCGGGGCCTCGCGCGACCAGAACTGGGTCCACTCGTGGTACTTCCCGTTCACGAGCCCGGCCCACGCCGAGGCGGGCCAGAAGGGCCACCCAAGCGCCATGGAGGCGATCAGCGGGCCGATGATCGCGGCCGTCATGGCGGGGTGGAAGGTGAGGTTCTGGACCCCGGTGGTTCGCCAACTGATCTTTTCGAGGCCCCAGACCTTGAAGCCTTCCTTGAGGCCGAGCTTCTCCTTGATCCCCACGGAGCTCCTCCAGTTAGTGCAGGAGTCTACCACGCTCCAGGCGCCACTTCTCCCTGATCGCCGCCCACGCGAGTTCGAGCGTCGCGGCGCGGGGGAGCGCGTCGTAGAGGACCACGAACTCGGGTGGGCACCCGAGCCGATGAAGGCTCCCCACCAGGAACTCATGCCCCCGCTCGACGATCTCCCCGAGCATCGCGTCTGTTTTCTTGGCCTCGAGCATCACCCCACCTCCACTCGATCGCGGCCCTTCAACTTGGCCGCGTAGAGGGCCTTGTCCGCGCGCTCTAGGAGGTCGGGGATCTCTTCCCCGCCCCTCGTGGTGGCGACCCCGAGGCTCGCGGTCACGCGGACCCCGCCCAGGTTCAGCCCGGAGATCGCTGCTCGGAGCCTCTCGGAGAAGGCCTCGGCCTCGCCTTCCCCTGTCTCCCCGAGGACGACCACGATCTCCTCCCCTCCCCACCTGCCGGCGGCGTCGGTGGACCTGACCATCTCGGCCACGGCCTCCCCCATTCGGCAAAGGACCTCGTCCCCGACCAGGTGCCCGTTCTGATCGTTGACCTTCTTGAAATGGTCTAGGTCCACCAGGACCACGGAGGTCGGGAACCCGTACCTGTCTGTCCTGGCGACCTCCCTCCTGATGGCCCTCTCCACCCGGCGCCTGGTTAAGAGACCCGTCAGCG